CTTTATGGCAAAATTAAACCTATACGTAAGATCCGCATGACGGCTACTTACAACAGCATTAGTTATAGCCTTGGATATTTTTATGTACAAGAGTAGAATTACAAAAGCACTACAGGATTTGATCCTGCCTATGTCACTCTCAATTGTGTAGATGGTTTTCAGCTGCTAAACCTGACCACCTTGACTACAGTTACAGGCGGCACCGCCGGACAGACCACAGCGCAAAGGGTTACAAGCTTGCTTGACTCTGGAGATTGGCCAGGGGGTATGCGGGACATATCTACAACGGCTACTACTACAGTGCAAGCTGATACCGGATTGTCAAGATCTTTACTAGGAGCTTTGCAAGATATTGAGCAAACAGAAACCGGGGCTTTGTATGTTGATCAAAGAGGCTTTGTTAAGTTTATGTCAAGGACAGACATTATTACCGCCTCTGGATCTACCCTTACAAAATTTTCAGATGTCAATGGATCAGGTGACATTACCTATCAAAATGTAGAGTTTGACATATCTGATTTTCAAATGATTAATAAAGTTACAGTTACGCCGGCAGGATTGACAGGGCAAACAGCTCAAGACTCTGCAAGCATTGATGATTATTTTCAGCATAGCCGAGTCAGATCGGGCATTATGCAAACTGAGGCAGATGCTCTAAATCAGGCGCAAATGATTATTGCATCACGCAAAGAGCAAGGTGTTGATATACAGCTCAACTCTTTGACTGTAGATGCCTATAGTCAAGCTGATCCTGCTAGGACTACGGCAGCTTTAGCACTTGATATTTTTGATCCTATTGAGGTGACTCAAACCTTACCTGCCGGCAATGTGGTCAGTGATAGCGTTATAGCCGGTGTGCAATATCAGATTACCCCTAATTCTTTTCTTGTAACATTTTCATGCGCTCAACCTTTTGCTGTAGGTTTTTTGCTAGACTCAGCTGTTGATGGTTTATTAGATGAAGATATTTTGAGCTACTAGGAGATACATGGCCACCTTTGTAACCGGGCAAGTTTTAACAGCTGCGCAAATGAACAGCATTGCTAACCTAACTGTCAGAGCTGTAACTACGACATCTGACACTTTTGTAGTCGCCGATGCTGACAATAAACTTATTACTTATTCAAACACAGGTGCTACAACTATTACAATACCACCTAACAGCTCTGTAGCAATTACAACAGGATCAGTCATAAATCTTATTAAAATTGGTGCTACCGGCACAATGACCATAGTACAAGGTGCAGGTGTAACTGTAGCCTCTGCCGGAGCAGTTTCTACAAGTCCTACAATTACTACAACTTTTGGTGCTGCAAGCTGTATTAAAGTAGCCGCGGATAGCTGGTATGTAGTGGGTAAAATTAACTAATGTCTTTAATTCTTGGGATATTAGATAGCGGTGGCGCGGCCGCTTCTACCAGTTCATACGAATCTATTGCTAGTGCTACTGGCACAGGTTCAAGCGGAACAATTACATTTAGTTCAATACCTGCTACCTACTCATCATTACAAATTAGATGCTGTATATTGGCTTCTGCTAGTAATGAATTTGTATCTTTACAATTAAATAGTAATACTGGCAGTAACTATACAAGACATAGCCTTCAAGGTATAGGAACAAGTGCGGTGGCAGACGGGGCTGCTAATTCATCTAGTATTAATCTTGACGGCAACTACTGGGGACTGCAATCTAGTTATCCAACTGTAACAATAATAGATATTTTAGATTATGCCAGTACTACTAAGTTCAAAACTGTTAGAGTATTCAATGGTCAAGACAATAACAGCAATAGAGGTCAAGTAGGTTTATGTTCAGGAGTTTATCGCAGCACAACTGCAATAAGTACAGTTACTATAAATATTAGTGGTGGAATAAATTATACTACCAATTCAACTTTCGCCCTCTATGGCATAAAAGGATAATATGGCAACCACATACGATAAAATTGCTACAACTACCTTGGCTAGTGCGGCTGCAACTATTACATTTTCATCTATAGCGGCAACATATACTGATTTAAGATTAGTTCTCATAGGCACATCTACTGCAGGTGGTGGAGTTAGATTACAATTTAATTCTGATACTGCAACTAATTATTCAAATACACAATTATATGGTTTTCCAGCAAGTGCCTATTCTGGTCAAGAAACAAATAAAACTTATTGTGATTTATCTGTTTTTGGTTTTGAAGTGACTAATCCTTGTTTTATCAGCACTGATATATTTTCTTATGCAGGTTCTACTTACAAAACATTATTAGCAGAATATTCAGGTGACCAAAATGGTTCAGGTGGTGTTGCAAGAATTGTCAATTTGTGGCGATCAACTTCAGCAATTACTTCAATGCAACTATCCTTAAGTGCTGGTAATTATAAAATAGGCACTACCGCAACACTCTACGGAATTAAGGCGGCATAATGGCAACCTATACTTTAATCAGTTCAAATGTTTTATCATCAAGTGCGGCATCTGTTACCTTCTCATCAATACCTGCTACCTATACGGATTTGGTAGTAAGGATAAGTGCGAGAAGTGATAACGCCAGCGATAGAACAACTACAAAGTTTTGGTTTAACGGAAATAGCGGCACTACTTCATACAGTCAAACAATTTTACAAGGCAATGGTGCTTCTGCTATCTCAAGCCGTAATTCATCTGTTGGTTATGGATTAAATGGATTTCAAGATGGCGCAACAGCGACCGCTTCTACTTTTGGTAATGGTGAAATATATATTCCAAATTACACCACTACAAGTAATAGACCTACTGCTGGATTTTCAGTACAAGAAAACAATAGTTCAACTGCTTACATAAATGCAACAGCCAACCTAGACCAAATTGCCGCTGCAATTACTTCTATAACAATAGATGCTAATGGTTCTAACTGGATTACAGGCTCATCATTTTATCTATACGGAATATCCAACGCTTAACAAAGGAGAAAACATGCCACATAAAGTAATCGTAGATTGTTCAACAGGTGAAACTACCGAGGTTGAATTAACTGCTGAGGAAATCGCAGATCAAGAAGCTGCAATAGTAACGGCTGAAGCAGAGCGCGTAGAGCGTGAAGCAAAAGAAGCGGCTGATGCAACAGCCAAATCTGCACTGTTAAAGAAGTTAGGAATTACGCAAGCAGAAGCCCGGTTGTTGCTTTCTTAATATGGATGGCAAAAATTATTGAGCTAACAAGTCCTAATGGATGGCCGGCTAGTGAAGACCGCAAAGCTATAGCTATTCAATCTTTTGCTATACCTGGTACATCTCTAAAGATTGCATGTGCAAAAGATGTAGCACCAATACTTGTTGCCTTTTGTGCAGAATTTAATGAGCTTGTAGAGCCTATTGATAAAGGTCAATTGGATGACTGGGGCTATGCCTTTCGCATGACCAGAGGGTCAGACAAGGTTTTAAGCAATCACTCATCTGGTACAGCTGTAGACCTTAATGCCACAAAACACTCTTTAGGTAAGTCAAATACATTTACAAAAGAGCAAACAAATACTATACAATTGCTTATAGTTAAGTATGGCTTGGCTTGGGGCGGTAACTACAAAAAGCGTAAGGATGAGATGCACTTTGAGATAGCCATGACTAAAACTAAAGTGCAAGACAAACTTAAACAGTTAGGACTCAAATGAAATTAAGTGTTAAGCAAAAAGCAATTATTAAATCTTACCTACGCAGTCTAGCCGCAGCCACTGTCACTACAGTCTTGGCTTTGGTAGCTGACATACGCCCTGAGCTATCTATTCTTGCAGGTGCCTTAGTCGCACCTTTAATTAGATATTTTGATGGACAGGATCAGGCTTTTGGCCGCAACAGTAAATGAGTCCTAATGACTGGGCAGGTCTATCTGTAGCTGTAATAACAATCCTAGGTTCATTTATTGCAGCTGTCAGATGGCTTGTGAAGCATTACCTATCAGAGCTTAAACCTGATAAAAATGGGCAGCATAATCTTGAGGGTAGAATTTGTCGCATAGAAAATAAGCTAGACACGCTGTATGAAATACTAATAACTAAAAAATAATCTGCATACCCTTCACCTATGAGAAGCTGCGTAATTGTGCCAAGTAGAGGCAGACCAGAAAACATGGCCAGACTAGCTGCATCCTTTCTTGAAACAAACGCATCTGTAGATCTATACGCTGTAATAGATAATGATGATCCGAAATGGGATGAGTATGTCAAAAATGAAGACTATATGTGCCTGCCTTCGGACAATAAAACAGGCGGTTGCGCGAAAGCTCTTAATGATGCTGCAATGCTTTTACGCGATTACAGTCGGTATCCTATTTATGATCTCTACATTTTTATGGGTGATGATCACTTGCCTAGATCGCTTGATTGGGACAAAGCTTTTCAAAAAGCGTTATTAGGTAAGACAGGCATTGCCTATGGTGATGATCTCTTGCAAGGACAAAACTTACCTACCGCTTTTGCAATGACCAAAGATATTGTTGATGCGTTAAAAGGCATGACTTTTCCAGGTTGCAAACATTTATATTTTGATAACTTTGTAAAACAATTAGGAATAGATATTGGATGTCTAATTTATCTGCCAGATGTAATTATTGAACACCTACACCCGGCAGCTGGTAAAGCTGAAATGGATGAAGGCTATGAAAGAGTTAATCAACCTAAGTGGTATGAGGAAGATCTATTAACCTTGCAAACTTACTTAAGATCTACCGAGTATGCAGATCTTGTTTATGCACTTAAATGAAAGTCCTAATTACCGGCTCACATGGCTTTGTGGGTAGAGCTTTTAGGCGTGCGCTACCTTATGCACAATTGACTTTAGTAGATCTAAAAAATGGTACAGACTGCCGGGACTTTTTTAAGTTAGAAACAAAAAAGTATGACCTTGTAATACACCTTGCAGCTGTAGTAGGTGGGCGGCAACAGATAGAAAATGAGCCTCTAAGTTTAGCTGTGGATCTTGCTATTGATGCTGAGTTTGCCAATTGGTGCATGGTTACAGAACAGCCTTATGTAGTTTATTTTAGTTCATCCGCTGCCTATCCAACAGAGCTACAAACCTTAACTAAAAAACATAAGTTAAAAGAAAAAGATCTAAACTTTAATAAAATTGGCGTACCTGACATGAGCTATGGCTGGGCTAAATTGACAGGCGAAATGTTGATGAGTTACCTGCGTGAGATGGGTACACAGGTCTTAATCCTTAGACCTTTCAGTGGCTATGGCACTGATCAAGATATGACCTACCCTTTTCCTTCAATTATGCAAAGGGCAATACTTAATTCAAATCCATTTGACATCTGGGGTAGGGCAACTACTACCAGGGACTTTATACATATTGATGATGTAGTAGATGCTGTAATTACTATGGTGCAAAACAATTGCAATCAAACAGTCAATCTTTGTACAGGCAGGCCTACTACTTTCCTTGAGCTGTCACAGATAGCCTTAAAAACCCTTGGGATCACAAAGATGCCTAGGTTTAACATATTGGCTGATAAACCGGCAGGCGTGGCTTACCGCGTAGGCAATCCAACAATGATGAGCGATTACTACACACCAAAAATTAGTCTTGAGGAAGGTGTCCACAGAGCTATCTCCGGTGTCTTATGATTTACAATTAGCTTATGGCAACTAAACGCAAAGTGAAAAAGGTAGCAAGGCGTAGGCGTACAACTAAAGATACGCCTTTAACTAAATTAGATTTCTGGGCTATTGCAGCTAATGAAGTTTATATGGCTTGCCGTAAGGCTGGTATGGATGAAGGTACAGCTTTAGCTTTTGCAATGGACAGGTCATCTTACCCTGACTGGATTGTAGATAAAAAAAATCCTTTGTCTAAGCCATGGGATGATGATGAGGAATTAGATTAAGCGCGACAAGTCTTTTAATGCACGCTACTTAATTTGTAGTGATTTACAGGTGCCATTTCAATTTGATGAGGCAATTGTCAATCTAAAAAAATTGGTAAATACTTTTAAGTTTGACCTAGTATTAAATGTAGGTGATGAATTAGATCTAAATACAATATCTAAATACAGTCAAGGCAAAGCTGAGTCATTTCAACAAACATTAAATGCCGACAGAGATCTTTGCAAAGATATTTTATATGATCTAAAAACAGATGTAGTGTCCAGGTCAAATCACACAGATAGATTATTTAGTGCAGTAAGTCAGATACCCGGCTTAATGGCTTTACCAGAGCTACAGTATGAAAAATTTATGGGTTTTGACAATCTAGGCATCTACTTTGCAAAAAAGCCCTATGAGATACCTGGCACTGACTTTGTACTCTGTCATGGGGATGAAGGCAACCTGTCTAAGATTGGCGGCTCCAGTGCGCTCAACATAGCAAAAACCTGGGGGCGAAGCGTAATTTCTGGGCATAGTCACAGGATGGGCTACACATGCCACTCAGAGGCCTTTGGTGGCCGTTTAGAGAGGGTTTTAGTAGGTATTGAGGTAGGTCATACATGCAACATGAAAAAGATGTCCTACCTGGCAAAGCGCAATTATTACGCTAATTGGCA